GTTTGTGCGAAACAAGTGCAGTTCACCGATGGGTCGACACGCGCGTATGCTTATCCAGACGGCGGTTATCCAGCGCAAGCTGTGCACATTTCTCTTGATGCTGCGCAGAAAAAACAGCAGCTTGTCAAGAGTCTGCAAAACAAGCAAGCTGTTGCTCAGGTATGTGACAAGATCCGCTTGATCGGTACGAAGTTACAGTTCCCGAAAAACACCTCAACACTGCACGAGCTATACAAGACACCCACGTTGCACACCATAGGTGAAGTGGAACTCACACAGTACATCGTGGCAATCGATCAGTCATTAAAGAGCTCTACAAAGAACCCTGACGGTCGAGCTAAGACCATGTTTACAGGTAACGAAGCGGAATACCGTGCACGTGCTGCTGAGGCTATAAAAGTGGTAAAGTACCTTGAGACAGGCAAGGTCACTGAAAAACCACCCTGCTCAGTTGCCATCAAAGACGAACCTCGAGCGATAGACAAGCTAGCGAGCAATGGGCCCCGCATCGTTTTCAACCACCCTCGTCAGTGTGAAGATGCTCTTGCACTACTTGTGGGTGCCTTCACGGTCAGTAAGCGCCAAGAAGGTGAAGTACTGGTTTACATCCCACCAGACAAGAAAGCGGGGAATTTGCCGTCGGCTATTGATGGAGTCAACCCTACATTTTTGGTCAACATTCTATTACATGATGGTTCGAGGGAACTCATCTCCACCGATGTGAGCTCCTTTGATCAATCCATCACCAAGGACATGTGTGTTGCAGTTTACGAAGCACTACTGCCTCCTGAATCGAAGAGAACAGAGATCGCTGTTCGGCTTTATGAACTGTTTGACCACCACCAAACCCTCATGTATAAGGGCAAACCGCTGAAGACCAATCTCACATTTTCGAGCTCGGGCAAACTGGTCACTACTATTAGTAATACGGTTGTCACTACAGCTATCATGTGGGCAGCTAACCCTACGTACAAGTATGAGGATTTGTGTCTGAAGATGTTTTGCTGCGGCGATGATGTCATTGCTGAGGCAGAGTTGCAGCAAAACAAACGCGATTTCTCGACCAAGCTAGGGCAGACTGTTACTTGCTCCCCAGTCAACGAGTGCGTCGTCATCGGTTTGAGGCAACAAAGGTTCACCATTGACAACAGACCCATCAATGTGTTTTACTTCTGTGCAGACAACGCCCGTAGCAAAGCCCGTGCTATGAGCCCCATGGGTATCGAGTGTGAGCAAGCACATTACGGTCTCAATTTCACCCCTGAAGATGTAGCACTCTGCAATGCTGCGTTGAAAGACGACTCCAAATTCCCTATTGCCAGAAGTGCTGTGAACACTTATGGGAAAATGATCAACGCTGCAGTCAAGCGCCGTCTGCAGCAGTCAGAAGAGCAACGTTAGTAGAATACCAACAAAATTCACTTACTTTTTTTTATTCCCCCCCTATTTTTTTCTTTTTATTTTAGTGCCC